AATGACCGCTTGCACCTTGGCGGCAAGTTGCTTGCCTACCTTTTGAACAAGCCCGTTCAATGCCGGATAATCGGCAAAGGTGAACGGAACATCCGGATTGTACGTCCCTTTCGCCGCCGCATTGGTCACTTCGACCGTTGCCCGGTTGAATAGTTCATCGACCAGGGCGGCATATTGTTCGGTTGTCTGATAATGCGCCGTGTCGAAACCCTGGATTGAAAATCTTGTTGTCTTGTATCTCTTTGCCATCGTCAAATGTCTTTTGGTTCAAAAAATCTGCATTCCCTGGTCTGTTGCATCGTTGGCGGTGTCCATACGGCGGAACAATGCCAACACACGCCGGAAATATGGTAATTGTTGCACTTCATACATTCATCATTTGGGTTCATCATCGGGGTTTCCTTTCTCAAAGTGTTCGCATGTGTCGTGACGCAAGAAACGCGCCCACTTGTGGAACGGACACCAACACATGAAAAATTCGCCGTTGACATCTTTTTCAATCCGGTTTCCGGAATGCTTGCAATCCTTGCACAAACCAGTTTCTTTTCCCTTTGTAGGCGTTTCCGCGCTCTTTGATGATACTTTCCTTGTCACCATCATTCAAAGCCCTTGGCGGTCACGAATTGCCCTTTCTGTAACCTGGTGAACGTTTCCTTGGTGACATGGCAAGTTGTCACGCGGCAAGAATCGGCGACAAACACAACCCATTGTTCCCGGACATGCTGCACTTGGTTCATGTGCAACACGGGGTTGTAATGGATGGTGTTGTGTTCCGGGACATACTTCTTGCCGACAACATATCCCGAAACGGGACGTTGCCCGCATGAAGCAAGCAACAATCCCATTAGGATAATGATTGAAATATATCGTTTCATCTTGTGTGGCATCATTTATTCTTCGTCATCTCCATCTTCACCCTTTCCGGACTTTCCGCCCTGGATTGGGTCGGTCACGGGTTCACCAATGATGAACGAATTGTCCAACGATGATTGTTCTTTCAACTTCTCCATCGTCTTTTCCGTGTTCTTACTGATTCCCGCGCCCTCGATTGATTCTTCCTGGGAAATGACGGGCTTGTTGCCGTTGGCGGTCAACCAATAGTTCAATTCGTCAATCTCGCTTGTAAGCATGTACGGGGTGACTTCCGGTTCAATGTCCAGGTCATCGGCATCGGCTTCAAGTTTTTGGTTGAACATGGCAATGTAAGCCTTGACGATGTTCGTTCGGCGTTGCAGATAGTCATCGAAGATTTCCATCTTGTCTTGCACTTTCAGATGTGCATCCATGAACAACAACTTCAAGGCAAGACCGGAAATCGCGCCAAGACCCTTGACGGCATCGAACGAAATGTCCGGTGTCTGTGTGATGGTATAAATCAGTTTCAAAAGGGTTTCGATTTCCAACTTCACGGATTCCGGGGCTTGTTGCCAAGACACATATTGCATCGTTGCGCCCTCTTCGCCCTCGATAACCGCGCCGGATTCGCCTTTCTTCGCCCAACCCTTGATGTCGCCCGTTGTGAAGATTTTCGGGCTTGCATGATAATCGTTGGTGTCTGCAAAGTTGGAAAGCAACTTTTCAAGGCGGTCAATCAGTTTGTCAACGTCCGCCGTTTCGATTTCCGGCTGACAACCGAACACAACGGGAATCTTGCCGATTGCAACCTTTTTGGGATAGCCGTCAACGACATTGTAACCGTTTTCGCCGTTCACCCAAAGCCAATGTTCTTCGTCTGTCCAGGTTTCAAAGTAGTCGGATTTCACCTTGTTTCCATCTTCCAGGGAAAATGAACGGGAAAATGCAATCATGTCGCCCGTTTCATCGAAATACGGGTACAATGTATCGCCATTCTTGGGTGAAAGGACGGTGCAACGCAACTTGAACTTGGTCGAAAATCCGAATTTGGTGTGTGCCTTGGGCTTTTCGTATGCCGACCAAAGTTCGGCGCATTCCTTGTAACTGAAAATCGAACGCGCAACTTTGCGGTTCACGGATTTCTCCTTGGCATCGCGCATGATGCGGTCGAATGCTTTCTTGACAAGTTCCTGGTTCTCGTTGTCCGGGCTTGCAGAATATGCAACCGGATTGCCAAAGATGAACGACACGGCGCGTTTGATGATAAGTTTCTGCAAGGCAACGGCAACGCGGGCAACCTTTTCGGTTCGATATGTTCCGTTGTCCTCTCCCGTGTCGATGATTTTCTTTGCCGAATCCGAATCTTGCACGTCATCATCCTTGTCAATCTTCACTTTCTTGTCCGGGCGCAAGATTGGGTCGTTGATGTCATGCAACTTTGGGTCAAGTGCCTTGTTTGCGGCTTCGACATCCGGCAATTCAATGTAACGATGTGACTTCAACTTGGGGATGAAGTCGTTTTGATTGGCGGCGGATTCCTGGTTCGCGCCGTCCACTTGTGGGAATAAATCTTTCAGTTTCATTTTTTCTTTGGATTTTTATTGTTCATTTATCTGTTTACCTACCGAACAACCCGGCGACATCCGCCGAACCATTCTTCTTTCGTTTCTCAACCGTTCCGGTCAATGCGTCCGGTGCATCATCATGTTCGTTGTTGCCAACTTTCATGTACGATGTTATTGCCTGGTAGAATGCCGGGAACAAGATGTTCCATCCCTGGGGCATGAAGCAAATGTTCTGAACGTCCGCCGAATTTTGGAAGATGCGTTGTTGCTTGTTGTCCTTTTGATGGAACGCCGTGAACTTGGTCTTGTAGTTGCCAAGGATGCGGCATTCTTTTTCAACCGCGTTCTTGAACAAACGACCGCCGTTGTTGGCTTCGATGATACATTGTGCAACGCCGTGTTTGGTCAACATCTTCGCAAGGGTTGGTTGCGTGTACTCGACCGGACGTTGTGTATATAGAACATCCACGATGAAGTTGCCGATTTCCGTTTCATCATAGATGATTGCGCAAAGGTAGTCCGAACCCGTGTCCGCAACGTCAACGTAACACTTCCGGATGCAACGCTTGGTTGCCGGGCGGATTGCATATTCGCTGAACCCGGCTTCATACATAAGTCCTTGCAATGGTTTCGGGTTCTGCATGTACTGCGTATCGAACACGAACGGGTTCTTCTTTCGCATGTCGTGCAATTCCTGGATGGTGTGCTTGAACTCCCAAAGGGCGTGTTCCTCTCCCTTTTCGTCATACCAAAGGCAAGGCAATGAAAGAACCGTCCATTCGCCGGGTTCTTGCGTCATAAGGAATCCGCAAAGGTCTTGTTCGTGCAAACGCTGCATGATGATGACAATCGGGGTGTTCCTGGAATTGACGCGGTTCTTGATGGTTGTGTCGAACTTGTTGTTGACCTTGTTACGAACCAGGGCGGAAAGCGCGTCATCCGGCTTGATTGGGTCATCAATGATGATTGCGCCGCCAAAGTCCGTGCAACCAACTTCCGGCATAAATTCGTCAAGTGCTTCGTTCAAGTCCTTGTCGGATTCGGCGTTCTTGACATCATCCACAAGACCCGCGCCGAATCCCGTTACTTGTCCGGCGGATGAAACGGCATAAAGTCCGCCGCCTTGCCTGGTGAACCATTTCTTCGTGTTCGGGGATGTTGGCTTGGCATCGAAAAGACGTTGAAATTCCGGGTCACGCATGATTTCTTGAACGCCGCGTGAATTGTCCCTTGCCAGGTCATCGGAATATGAAAGATGAATGAACTTTGCCTTTGGATTCAAGGCAAGTCCGTTCGCAATGAAGTTCTTGACCGCTTGTTCTGTCTTTCCGTAACGGGGTGCAATGTTGATGATAAGTTTCTTCGTTTCCCCGGTATAGACTTTATTCAACGCGTCCGCAATCATACGATGGTGTTGTCCGACAACGAACTTCCGGTGATACCTGGATTTGAAGAAATACCGGGTGAAGTTCAAGGAATCGGACAAAAGCCAAGTTTTCAATATGTCGATGTCACGGACTGCGTTCATTTACACTTCATCTTCAAGTTGTTTCATAAACTCCTTTGCTTCTTTCTTGGTCAAGATGCGGGCGGGCTTGACAAGCGGTTCGCCGTTTGCACCCGTCAATTCCGCATTTTGGCGGTTCTTCCAATGGTCGGGGTCGCCGTTGGTCAACACGAAGATGATTGCGCCCGTGTCCGGTGCAATATGCTTCGTTGTGGTGATTTGTTCCTTGATTTTGGGGATTGGTGTCTTGCCGTCCGCTTCCATCTTTCCGGATGGAACGGTTGTCACCTTGGTTTCCTGGACATCATATCCCTTGACCTTTTTCAACAAAGACTTCTTGGCTTCAAGAACAAACGTTTCCATTCGTTCATTGACGGCATCTTCAAGGTCTTTGGCAAACTCCGGATGTTGTTCTTTCCAATCATAGAACGCTTGTCGTGAAATGCCGACCTTGCGGCATATTTCGCCGATTGTGAACGTGTCCGTTTTCACGAACTCCACAATCTTTGCGGCAATCTTCTTGTTGAATTTTCCCATTTTTCTTTGTTGTCAAGTTTGTACACATGCAATGCAATTGCATCACTCTTTCAATTCACACTTGAACCCCCGGTCTTGCAGTTCCGAAAACAACAATGACAACTTCGTGACATCGCCGCATTCGACAATAAGGCGGGTTGAAATGACTTTCTTTCCCTGGGGTTCTTCTTTTTCGGGTTCTTCACCCGTGTCAACGGGGATTCCCCACTTTGGCGGGTCGATGTTGAACTTTTCCGCCGCTTTCATTACAAGGTTGGTGTTCCATTTGAGGTTCGCCGCCCCGGTTGCGTTGTCTGCCATTGCCATTTCA